GGGGCTTCCAGCTTCCGACAATAACCAGTACGACCTCATCGCTGTCGTCCAGCACCTCACCGAGAGCGGCACACTGGACAGGATCGGTGGAGCATCGCAGGTGGTCGAGTGCTATAACTACGCCCCGACTCCCGCAGGATGGACGCAGTGGGTCTCAACCCTCAAGGAGTACCAAGCCAGACGCTTGGCACAATCTGCCGCCCGTGAGATAGCCACGGCCGACGATGCCACCAGTGCAATTGCCTCATTCCGTACAACCCTCCAAAGCCTTCAGCAGGTAGTATCTGGCAAGCAACGCAGCATAGACGCAGACAAGGCTGGGAAGCAGTTCATCGAGAACCTCCTGCGGGACTACAACTCTGGCGATCTGCCGGGCATGAGCACGGGCATCGCAGAGCTAGACGAGATTTGCGGTGGCATGCGTCCCGGTGAGTTCTGGGTCATTGCCGGAAAACCATCCAGAGGCAAGTCAGTCCTCATGCTCCAGATCGCCAGCAAGTTCATCAGCGACCAGCGACCCGTGGCAATACACAGCTTGGAGATGATGACGCACGAAGTCATTGGCAGGCTGATCTCGACCATGACCCACACGAACTACGGGTCAATCACCCAGCCAAGGTCAGCAGCCAAACATGAGTTGCAAAAGATCCAGACAGGGGTTGAGCAGATCTCATCCGCCCCACTCTGGATCGACTCTAGCTCCAACCAGAGCATTGACAGCATCGCGGCAGAGGCTGAACGCATTCGTGACCTGCATGGCTCCCTCGACCTTGTGGTTGTGGACTACCTCCAGCTAATTCGAGGATCACGCTCCAGCAGGGAATCACGGGAAGAGGAAGTCGCTAGAGTCTCTGGAGGACTCAAGCAACTAGCCAAGCATCTCCAATGCCCAGTCATTTCAGCCTCGCAGCTGAATGACAACAATCAGGTGCGCGAGTCTAGGGCTATCGAGCAGGACGCTGACGCTCTCCTATTCATTGCTGACGATGGACTGAAGGTTGGCAAGCTTAGAAACGGACGCAGGGATGTGGTGCTGCCATTGCGATTGAACGGGCAATATCAGGAGTTTGTGTAACCCTACAGCCAACATCCTCCACCAAACCGCGCCAGATACCCCCTAGATTGCCCCAGAATCGCTCACACAGCGTCTGGGGCTTTCTTGTGGGTGTTGATCCCATATGATGGGCAAAGAGCGTACAGGGCATTCTGGTGCGAAGTATGGATTGGATGGGGAATAGGGACTGGGAATCGTTCCCGCTTTCCGCAACAGAATCACAAACACGCACGCGAGGGTTGATCACGACACTACATCTTGTGTCCACCCTGCTGCTCAACACGGAAGCACGACCAGATTCCGCACCCAATCCCGTGGAACACCGATAGATTCTGGGGATTTCCGTGGAACGAGAGTCAATATTACTAACCTTGTCACCGCTTGTAACAATAGGATGGGGCGGGGGGGTCAGTTTTTTCCGGGCGCAAAAAAAAGGGGGAGCGATTAACCCCCCCTTCAAAAATTGCCCAAAGTGGAACTTACACCAGCCTAGCCTCGTATTCCCTCATCCACTCGTTTTCCTTGTTGCGGATGAACTTCCCCTTGCCCGGCCAAGCTGTCTTGCCCTTGAGCATGAGGTGCAGGAGTTGCTGGGAGATTCGGAAGAACTGCGCGGCCTCGGTGGTTGTGCTGAAGGTGGTCTCTGACCTGTCTGGGTTTGTGACGATGACCTTGCGAGCCTTGGAGTTATTTGCGCCCTGCTTTGCCAGCGACATCTTGCGTTTAGTTTCGTCGCTAATGACTCTGGATTTGATCATTTTGGACATGGACTCACGGAACTCTGGGTCTTGCCACCTTGCTACCATGTCTGGTCTTGCGTGTGGGCCGAATGCGTTCTGGGAGATGTTTGCGATGATCCACAGGTTGGATTTTGCAGCCTCGTCCAGCAGGGCTTGCTCTGCGTGGCGCAGGATGGTGCGTAGCTCGTTTGGGCAGTCTGCTGGGGTGATGTACTGGTGAGGGATGAACGAGAAGTCCTGTGACCCGTCAAAAGCCTGCTGAAGGTTTTGGTTCGGGTGGATTCCGCGCTCAAGGTCACGCTTGTGAGCGGACTTCCGTTGTTGGAAATTTGAGCTTGATCCGATGTATGCGGTGTTGCCGCATTTGACGATGTAGGTTCCACAATTGTTGGACATGTGGTGATTGTGACAAAAGGAGTCTTATTGTCAAAAGTAAAATCACTATTCCCGCTCACGCGCATTTCCCCTCCCACCCCCTCCATGCCCCCCCGATGTTCCCGACTGGGAACTTGCCAAGTTAGCATTCCCCTCGCACATTGTGTCTACCACCCCGCGCCTCTGCAAGAGCACTTAGTCCTCGGCACGCGAACCTGCGGGTGGCACTTTACTTACGCTTGACTTATGGCTCCTGCGGTTGGGATCGAACCAACGACCTAGCGATTAACAGTCGCTTGCTCTGCCTCTGAGCTACACAGGATAAAAAGCAACCTCCCTTGGTGCGCATCGTAGAGAGGCGTGGGAGGTGTTGTTGGCTGGATGCTATTGGTTGACTAGCACCCTGTCAACCCCACAAGTTCCCCCTTGACGCATGGGGATTCCCTCCGCATTTGGGAAGCATGCCCGACACAGTGTCGGCTTTTACTATTTACTACTATGGCTAGTTCCAATGCATACGACCTTCAGGGTCAAGGTGGTGGTCAGGTCTATAGCTCAACGGATGGTGCTGTGACCGGGCAGTTCCGTTGGGTTCAACTGATCAACGACACCACATTTAGCGCGTTCACCGCAGCAAACCTTACCAACTCCAGTGCTCGTATGGCTGGGGTTTCGATTCCTGCTGGCGTGGGGATTGGTGGGTTGATCACTGGTTTCACCGTGACTACTGGTTTGGTTATCGCCTACCGCGTTTAATGTCGCAGTTCCGATCCACTGGTGGGTTAGACGACTCGATTGCCGCCGATGGTGATCGTGGATTCTTTGGTGTAAACCAGAGATTGCAGCTTAACCAGTTGGAGGCGGGTGAGGTAAGGGAAAGCCTTAATGGTCGCATGGAGGGCTTCTGGAGGCCGCGCAAGAGCGTGGTGTCTGTTAGCCCTGTACTGACTACTGGAGGCATTCCGTTGAACCTTCCGTTCCATGTGCTTGTGGTTCAAAAGACCATCACCAGCGTTACTCGTTCTGGTACGACAATCACGGTTACGGCTAACTCTCACGGGTTTACCAATGGTGATTCCGTGTACATTTCTGGCGTTGGATACACCACTGGCTCCAATCCAAATGGGACATTCGTTATTGCCGGGGTAGCCACAAACACATTCACATACACGCTTGCTGGTGCTGATGGAGCTTACACTACCACCGCTAGCACGACCGCTGGGAACATAACCCAGAATTTTAGAGCAATCACCGCTGTGTCGTATACCGCTGATGTGGTAACGATTACCGTGGCTGGACATGGGTTGGCTATTGGGGTGGCTGGGAATCTCACGGTTAGCGGTATTACCTTTACTGGCACGGACAACAATGGGGTCAAGGCTGTGACTGCGGCTACCGTGGACACATTGACCTTTCCCGTTACTGGAGTGACTGCTGTAGCACTAGGGGCGACTCCAAGGATTACACAGATCAACATTAACGATGCTGCAGCCAGCGATGTGTTGGCATCCTGCATGTTCTCTGACCCTAACGAGTCCAACAAGGAATACATTATTGTTGCTCTGGAGACTCTGGCGAAGAAGATCGACCTTTCCACAGCACCCTACGAGGCAACGACTATCCCGTATCCCGTGGGAGCCACCGTTGGGAGTAACTGCGATATGTTGCAGTGCTTCGACAAGGTGATGATCATGCGGGATGGGCAACAAGCTCTTGAGTGGTATCCTAATGGCAGGGCGATTCTTTCTGCGTCCTCCAACGCGACAGCTAGTCCAAATACCGTGGTGACAATGAGCGTGCGCGATCATGGGCTAACCGTTGGCTCGTCCGTGGTTATCGCTGGGCTTACTAGTGGCACTCCTCCAAATGGGACATTCACGGTAGCGACAATTGTCAATCAGGACTCATTTACCTTTGTGGCATCTGGGATTTCTACTAGCACCACATTTGTAAGCACGGTAGCCACTATGACTGACGGGTTCACCTTGTCCCCCGGTGGTGTTTACACCCAGCCACAGACATTTGTTACAAGCGGCAATAACATTACGGTATCAAGCAATTTGGTTTCCTTGACAATTACTGGCAACTTAACAATTTTTGTTGGTGATGTAGTCGTAATTTACGAGACGACCATCCCAGAGTTTTCCGCGATTGTTGGTAAACAATTCCAAGTAACATCAGCGAGCACAACTAACATCCAGTTTTTTGCTCCAGTCGCCAACATAACAGCGAGTGGTAGTACGGGGCAGGTCGAGTTTGGCGGCAGGTTCACAGAAGGCGGTGGGTTCATGCACCAGCCGGGCGCACCATGGGCTACCTACTTCCAGCGCAGGTTGTTCGTTCCGTTCTACTACTCCCAATCTGGCACTTTTAGCGCACCAGTCTACACTAGCAGAAAGATTTCCGACGAGATTGCGGTTTCCGACATACTGGACACTACGACCTTTGACCAGATCGAGAATCAGTTTCGCATCACTGGTGGTACTGCTGATTATGTGGTGGCGATGCACGGGTTCTACGACGATTCCTTGGTGGTATTGAACCGCAATAGCATTCATCTTGTGGCGCAGACCCAAGGAGGCCTGTCTGACACCGTGGTCAAGGAACTTACTGGTGAGGTTGGGTGTTTGGCTCGCAAGACGGTGGTCATGCAGGCTAACAACATGCTATTCTTGGCCGACGAAGGCATTTACGGGCTGACCTTCCTTAACGATTACAACCTTCGAGGCACGGAGGAACCGCTTTCCAAGAACATTCAGCCGTACATTGACCGCATTAACAAGAATCTTGCTGGTAATTCGGTGGCGGTTTACTTTAACAACCGCTATTACATCGCAGTCCCGCTAGACTCTGTGGCTGGAGGTAATGATGCCCGTGGAAATAACGCGGTTCTGATCTACAACTTCTTGAACAAGGGCTGGGAATCGCTGGATACCTATGGAGATTCTAGGTTTTTGATCAAGAACTTCATCACGGCTAGTGCTGGGGTTCGTAATAACCTGTATGCCGTTAGCGCAAATGGTGGCTTGCACCAGATTGACGCTTCCGATTCGTCCGTAGACCGCTTGAGCGTTACGAATGAGGATACGGATGTGGTCACCCCCACGATCAACTCGTATGTGACTAGCCGTGGGTACGACTTTAAGACCCTTGAGCGCAAGAGGTTTACAGACGCACAGGTTCAGATGCAGAATTTGTCTGGGGAAACTGGCGAGTACGACATTGCGTTTGCTACTGAAGACCCCGACTCCGCAGAAAGCATAGGAACCACCACCACATTCCTTGGTGGTCAGATTCTATCACCTAGCACCGCTGGTGAGGCCGAAACCGCAAGCATC